TCGACCATCGGCCGACTAATTACATTTAAAGTACCAGAGTCTAAAAATACATGCGCATTATATGTATAAATTGAGTCACTAATTGTTGTGACACTGCTACCACCAGTTGCCTTTAAGAAAAAGGTATCTTTTTCTAATCTAATTCCGCTAGTAATATTTACACTACCTTCAATTCTCATCTAAATTCCTAAATTCTTTATATGTGTACGATGGACTCTACATTGTATTTGTCCATTATAATAATTATCAGATTCTAAAACTCTACGATCCATTTGTTCTCTTGCTTCAAGATAATTGCATAATCCCTTGTTCGGGCAAATGTGCAGAATTTCTCGTATAAAATTATCTACACCGTGTGTGTCTACATCTTTTTTGACTTCATCGGATGAAGACCAGTAATTTCTCCAGTCAGATTCGACCTTTAGTCTCTTCTTTTTACCTTTAACTACTTTGGTCTTACGAAACCAAAATAGTTTTTTACCTATATACTTACGACCGGATATGGTATTTGTAATTAAATACACATATCCGTAAGCACCATCTGGAATTATTTCTAAAGGAGAATTATTATATAACCACATAAAATACCGATTCTAAATCAGTATTTATATTGAGCGGTTTATGATGTAATTCTTATAGTATTTAACGCATTTGTTTTATACTTAACCATCATACCTAAATTATATAAATTTGCAACTGCAGCTGCATTGCCAGTAAAAGAGACATTTAATACTAAATTTGTATTATTGTTTATAAATTCTGCACTATTTAAAGTTGCATTTATAACTCTTTCGGCGTTCATCGCATTTAATGGCGTTCTTCCCTCAACAATAAGTATTTCAGTACCAGGTGTTGCGTCAACAAACATTGCTTTTGTTTCTGCATTACTGAAAACAGGTATCCAAGAACCACCCACATTATATTGTATATTACCTGAAATAAAAGGAACATCTTTTGTTACGTTTGCAGCAAATACGCCCCATATTGAAAAAGTACAAGATGTTAACTGATTTGGTGTCGGTATTACTATGTTACCAGTAGTTCCATTGAATCTATTAAACTGAATAGAATAAGATGGGCTAGGTATTCTAATATTATAATTTGCAGCAACTCCTCCAATTTGCGAAGGTCGTATTACTTGCTCTCCAAACCACCAATTTTGTGTATCGAGAGGTTTAATATTAGATTTGAAATAAATATTTGCGCCAGACAAACCTGTAAATGGGTAAGAAGCACTCACATTTGCAACAAGATATGCTGTACCATATCCATCCCAATTAGGTATTACACGAGCAGTTTCTGTCACAGTAACAGAATCAATAAAAGCTCCACCTATCGCAAACGTCTCTATAACAGTTCCAGTAACTATTGCATTTGCTATAGCATTTGCAGTATAATTATCTACATCGACAGAAAATGGATTAATATCGTCATCCATGAACTGGGTATAACTTGCTTGCCATGCTATTTGATTATTTGCTCGATAAGCATGCGCCGTACCTAATGTTGTTGCATAAGATTCGCCGTATGATGTAGTTTCACCATAAAACCACTTAAATGTAATTGGAACAGATGCCGGTGCAGATACTATAGATGTACCTCCGGCAATTGTCATTCCTCCGCTTAATATCATGTTTTTCCTAGATTTTTATATATTTATTAATCTGCAATTTCCCAAATATCTCCGCCTTCTACGAATTTATTATGGTCATCTCTAGGTGGAACAAGGAAATAATCGTCGGGATCTGTCATAACTTCACCCACTCGTTCAGTGGCTAATCCGTTACCCATAGTTCCGGTTTTCAATAACATAGTTGTTTGTATAGACTTTTTATATCTGTGTCCTTCAGATTCTTCTCTGGACATGTATTCTTTTTGCTTTTCGGAGAATACTTTTTTCTGGTCGGGTGTCCAGTCCCTAGAATTGGCACAAGCCCGGCAACAATAAGTGCCAGGCTTGGTATGTTCAGTCCCGCATTTAGGACAAGTCTTCGTCTTCGGCGTCTTCGTATTGGACATCCTGCTGATCCTCATCCATACCAGCACCACAGAATGGGCAAAACTCTACTTTATAATACTTTCCGTCAAGATCATGATTTATCTTGAAGACCGCATCGCACTCGACGCACTCGTGATGTTTCCTTGCCATTCTAACCCCCTTTTCTTAGCTTCTGCTTCAAACACTCGTAAACGAAGATCAGATGAACTGAAGAAATGATCTCGCTTATTAAAATAAATTTCTATTTTGCGCTTATCGCAAATTTCTTTCCCTGTAAATTCAACATCCTTATATTCTTCTCCAAGAATACGAACATCAATAGGCAATGCCATAAAGATATCTTCTAATTCTTTTTCAGTAGAATATACAATAATTTCATTTACATGCTTACAAGATGATACTTGTATCTGTCTTTCAATAATAGATTGAACAGGTCGGTTTTTACTTGTTCTATCTAATGTAGGATCAACTTGTATTGCAGCAATCAAATAATCACACTGACGTTTTGCTTCTTCAAGCATTATAACATGACCAGCGTGAAATAAGTCAAACGTGCTACAAGTTATACCAATTCTAGTTTTACTCATATTTGCTCCACTTCAATATTACATTTATTTAAAAATTCTATACCATCAGTACTTCTATACTGTGTACGATAAAAAACTTTATTTATACCCGCTACATGAATTAATTTTGCACAATCAAAACAAGGTGAATGTGTCAAGTACATTGTAGCACCTGCACCTGATTCTGACGAACGAGCCAGTTTACCTATAGCATTTGCCTCAGCGTGTAATACTTCAGGTTTGGTTTTCCATCCGGATCCAAGATCCCCATCTTCGATCCAATACTCACAATCATTATCCCAACCTGCGGGTGTGCCATTATAACCTATAGAAATTACTCTATCATCTTTAGTAATAATTGCACCAACCTTTAATCTTTTAGCATAAGATAATTCAGAATATCCTTCTGCTGCTTTCATATGTGCATGATCAATTTTTTTAATCATTTATAAAATATACCATAAAATGCTCTGCCATAGCAACCGCTCTCGGTTAAATCAACTGTACCATAACCTTTGTTTGAAGTATTAGAAAAGCAATCTATTAAAAAATCGTTGGTCAATTCATGGGGATGACCTTCATGTGCAGGTATATCGATCCATTCAAATATTCTGACAATATTACCAGAATCTAATGCGTTTCGTATAATTCTTTTAGGATCATGCGTATGCTGTAAGCAATTATAAATCCAAACTTCGTCCCAATCTTTTTCTAATACGTTTTCCCCAGAATCGACCTTTACGGAAACATTGTGTATTTTATATCTATCTTTTGTCCATTGAGGAAAATCTATAGGGTCAATAACTAATCCTTCTTTTAGATTAGTACATTTAAGTAACATACTAGATGGACCTCCACCTATATCTAATATACGTTTTCCTAATACATTAAAAGAATAATGTTCTTGAGTCAACCCCATATACTTTGCATACACATAGTGTTTTTGATCTTCATCAAAAGTGTTCACACAAGTATTCCAATACTGTTTTTCGAAATAAAGATCATCCATTTTCTTTATCCCATTTACCTTCAGGGCATGATTGATTTTTCAACATTGTCTTGCCCCATACAGAGCAACCACACGAATTACAAACTCTTGCACCAATAATAATTTTTAAATGCTCACAAGAATTACAAATATTTCTGCGTATCTCTATGTAGCTTGGTTTTTCATCGGAATCCATTTTTTACACCAATAATTAGGTTTCACTTTAGCATCCCAGGTTTTACAATATTTTGTTCCTGATACGAATGCCCCACAATTTGCACAATTTTCTTTACTATTGCCAACCGCATAAGCAGGGGGCAATTTTTTAGAAATTAATGTTCCATCTGGATATTTTCTAGGCCTTAATTCATCAAAATTTTTCATGCTGCCTTTCTTTAATTACTATACACTAAACGAACTTCCACAGCCACAGGTTGATTGTGCGTTTGGATTAGATATCACAAACTGCGAACCTTGGATATCTTCTTTATAATCCACAGTTGCGCCTGTTAGATATTGCATGCTCATAGCATCAATTAATATTTTAGTTTTTTCAAGAGGCATCTCAAAATCATCTTCATTCATTACCTCATCGAATGTGAACCCATAACTCATTCCACTGCATCCACCACCTTGCACAAATGTTCTTAAACATAAGTCAGGATTGCCTTCTTCTGCAAAAAGATCTAGAATTTTTATCTTTGCTGATTCCGTTATTGTTATCATACTCTGAAACTTTCTCCACAACCGCATCGGTCTCGTTCGTTTGGGTTTTTAAAATCAAATCCTTCATTGAGTCCATTACGAACCCAATCCATTGTTAATCCATTTAGATAAGCATCACTCTTTGCATCCACAAGAACTACAAAGTCTTCTTGTGCATAATTTATTACACCAACTTTATCGTCATACTTGTCAACATATTCCATTGTATATGCAAGTCCACTGCAACCAGTAGTTCTTACACCAAGTCGAATGCCAACACCCTTACCACGTTTCTGAAGTTGAGATTTAACTTTATCATATGCCCTTTTAGTTAGTGTAATCATATCTTAGGTCCGTTGAATATCAGAGTGCTGGCCACGCCTGTGCCTACTATACAAGCTATGGTTTCATTGAACTGAATCAATGTCCATGCTTTGGTTTCATCGTTTACAAATAAACTGTATCTTGATGCAGAAGAACTAGGCTCAATCCCCCACCATATAGGTTTTTCTTTATAGGAATTACCTTGTAGTTCCTGTATCAGCGTGGCTGTGCTATCGCATTGTACTGTTTTTTCAATAGTTACTGTTTGTGCAATAACGGTACCTGTCAGTATAACACCAAAACATAGCCACTTAATCATATATTAAGCTAGAGTAATAGCAATAAAAGCAAGCATAAACATTAGTGCTGCTCCCGCAATAGGTAACACAAAGTGCATATGCTTAACCACCTCTTCTACTGGGTCTCTATTCTGTTGATTCATTTTCTATCGCCAAATAATTGCAATAGATTTATAAACAAGTTGATAAAGTCCATGTACAAAGTTAATGCACCACTTACTTCTGCTGCATCACTGGTCTCTACACTCAGTTCTTCGCGAATCTTTTGCGTATCATAAGCAGTTAATCCTAAGAAGATAATAATTGCTAATGCGCTGATAACCATCTGCATCACGGTGCTACCAATAAAGATATTAACTATACTGGCAATTATAATAGCAATAAGGCCAACAATCATAAATTTGCCCATGCTATCTAAACTTTGTTTAGTGAAATATCCATAGCCACTCATAACACCAAACAATATAGCCGCACCCATAAAAGACGATACAATTGACCCCATTGCAAATACTGCAAAGATCATCGCAAAACTTAATCCCATCAATGCCGCAAAACCATGCAAACAAAGTTGTGCTACACCCTTACTAGGATTATTACCCAACACATAACCAACTCCGAAGATTGCTGCCAGCGGAGCAAAGATTATAATCCATTTGGTGATACCAGTAAAAAAGAATTGTAGTAATTCTGGACTGGTTCCTACAAAATAACTAACAACCATTGATACAATGACTGCAAGACTCATATGTCCATATACACGACCCATTGCACTATTAACTTCTTCGGCTGAACGGTAATTTATGATACCGTTATCCATATAATTTACACCTAACATAATTTTATCTCCTGACATTTTGGTTTATAATCATTTATAGCGTCTTTAGTTAGTGAGATCATGATTCTCTAACCATTTCTTTCTTTTGAAGTCTGCTACTGCTGCCTTTATAGCGTCTTCAGCGAGTATTGAACAATGTATTTTAACTGGCGGGAGAGCCAATTCTTCTGCAATGGTTGAGTTTGTAATAGTTGATGCTTCGTCCAATGTTTTGCCTTTGATCCACTCTGTAACCAACGAACTACTTGCAATTGCTGAGCCACATCCATACGTTTTGAAGCGCGCATCTACAATAATGTCATTCTCTACCTTAATTT